GTAGCATTGGTCGCAGTTGGGATTTGCAAATAGTTGGACCAATCAACTATCTGCGTGGCTGGAAGGCCAAGCATGGTTACTAATCAGACACCTTATTGTCAGATTATATCTCAATGACAATGATACAACCTACCCACGAGAGCCAACCGATGAACCAATTTAATTTTATTGAAGAAGGAGGTTTTAATTTTGGGAGTTGTTCACAACCTCTTATAATTTCTGAGGTTTGTGATTTGTCCATTGATGAGCAGTCCTTGTCTGAAGCATTATCCGAAGAAGGTTGGTTTGCCAACAACATCACAGAAAATCTGTTGGTAACCATTTCGGACAAGCATACTGACGGCGAGGATTGTGAGACGGGCACTTTGGGTGCAGTCTCGACTCCTGCTAATAATACAGTGGTTAGTATCCGGGCGGAAAGTAAAACAATAAATGCTGCCGCCTTGAGATATGCTACCAGGAGGGGTACGCGCGCAGGAAGCCACGTGTTGGCAAAGTACTTGGAGCTGGAGGATTATCCTTTTTCCGACAGCATGATCGAGACTTTGCGCAACGTCGCTGGAGAGATCCTGGCGGGTAATGAGTTGAACAGGGATGGTTTGGCAAGGTTCCGTAGACAGTTCGAAGACCAAGAATTAGTCGAGGAAATTTATGGATGTGAGGATGATTTTGATGAGTTGTATGAGGAAGCCAAAATTAACAATTGGCACATACTGTTATCCCTCACCCGTGATAAGATGATTTCACGTAAATTCTTGCTACCATCTAGTAAAAAGAGCGCACTAGCGGCCGTTGTATTTCGCGATGCAAGCAAAGGCCTTAGTGCGCATGATCAGTGTCTGGCTGATCTTTATCTTTCTGTTCACCCAGGAATAATCAAGCGAAGGAACGTTGCCGCCGGTAAGGTGGACTACGGTCCGGAAACTTGGTTGGGTCGGCTTGGACACCAAATTTATTTTGGTAGTGCCGACCTTTGGAACAGGCTAACTTATAAGAAGTTAGCTGTTCCAACCGCCCCGCTCCAATAGGACGCCCGTCGTGTGTTCGTCAATGATCTATGTAACTACAGAGCGCTTTTTCAGCAGCTAGTAGGTGAGATCAAGATTGAGAACACACGCGGGTGTCTGGGCGGTAAGGGAGGGGTTGTTAGTATACGATTGCCATACAATGGGTATGACGATGCGTATAGGTTATCTGGTTGTTTATGCAATGCCATCCTTGCTCTAGAGTTGAGGATGGTTGTTCCGGCCTTCGATGCACGCGAAAGCGTCGAGGCTAACATACACGACCCGATCTGGTTTGAGCTGTTCCACTTTGTGAAGAAATTGTCGAGATTCGTTTCCACCATACCACCTATGAGTAACCAAGAGTTTTTATCGACTGCTGTTGGACCCCAAAAAGCAGCATGGCGTCGAGCTATCGACGCTGACTTGCGTTACAAGAGAAAGTGGATGGTGTATGACGCTTTTGTCAAAGTGGAAAAATACAGCTTTCATGATAAAAAGTTACGTATACCTAGGTTGATTTGTCCACCATCCGACCATGCAAAGGTCGTGATGGGAAGGCATATCAAGCCCATTGAGCGCGCCATGAAAGAGATCGTAGGACCCGGTAATAGGTTTCCTTTCATGGCCAAAGGTATGAGTTCTAGTGAACTGGCCGTTCGTTTCAGGGACATGGCCGATACTTTTAGAAACCATGTTTTTATTAGTATAGACATGTCCAAATGTGATTCGACCATCGGCAAGGAACTTAAACATATCGAGAATATGTTCTTTGTTAACAGATGTGCTGAACCTGATTTTAGGAAGTGCATGTCATCCGGAAGTAAAGATGATATGTACATCCGATTAGGAAAAGGTAATAATACCAAGACATTTAAGGTGCCCCAGATGCGGGCATCTGGCACGGCTCACACTGGTGCCGGAAATACCTTATTGGTTTATTCCACTACACGCGTGTTACTGGGGAAAATTAAGAACGAAATATTTTCGAATGGTGACGATACTATTATTATCGTGGAGGAAAAAGACTCTCAGTCTGTCATTAATATGATTGAGAGCGGTGGGTATAGCAAATTTGGTTTCAGCGTTAGAATAGAGCAGGTAACGAACATAATTACGGACGTCTTTTGGTGCCAGTGTTATTACACTGAGAGAGAAAATGGTCCAGTATGGGTACGTGACCATAAAAAGGTTTTGCAAACTATTTTAACTAATGAAAACTATGCTTCACCCGCCTGGTTGTCATATTTATCCACCATCGCTATGGGGGAAGGATCAACCAATCCTGGACAACCAATAGTCGCTCCTTTAGTTCGTGACATTCTATCTATGAATGTCAAAAGGAAGAGACTACCCAACCAGAACCAAACAACCCGGCGCTGGGAGGCAGAAGGATGCCCCAGCGTTGATAAGCTAGACCTAGTTGTGACAGATGTTGATAGAGATGTTTTCTACAGGCGTTATGGGATATCACCTGTAGAGCAAAAACAAATCGAAAACAAAAACACACTAGCGTTGCGGGGGCTTAGGGACGTACCAGTTATTGAAAAATACTGGTACAAGCGGATACACCCGCTCGGCTAGGGTCGCCAAGTACGTTCATTGTTCGCCTCTTGACAATGATCGGTAAGGTTAGAGAGGTATTGGGTTATGTGCTTACGGTCCAAAACGTTCCATTTTAAATGGGTAAATATTTACGTGCTAAACAAAATGCCGACAGACTGCACGGATCGACGAATTAGTAACACATGATGAACAGTCGCCCGCGTTCAGGGGGGATCCAATATTATGAACAAAAAGAAGACAAAATTTACAAAACGTCAAGCCAAGAAAGGCTCACCTGCGCAGAAGCAGGAGACAAAAACCCTGTTGCAAAGACTAGGAGCTCTCACCCTTCGCGGGGCCGGAGCTGGTATAGGATATGCAATGGGCAACCCTGCCGGTGGTTATTCCGCTGGCGCTGGTATATCGCGCTATCTGGGATTTGGGGACTATACAGTGTCCTCAAATTCCCTGGTGGACAAATCCTCGAACTCGGTACCTATGATGCATTCTGTAGGAACTTCTGTAACAGTACGCCATAAGGAATATTTGGGAGACGTGTTAACCTCGTCTACTGCGAGACAGTTTAGAAATCTGTCTTACCCCATCAATCCTGGTGTACCACAGACTTTTCCTTGGTTGTCAGGAATTGCATCCGCTTACACTGAGTACGAGTTCAAGGGTTTGGTTTTCCATTTCCAGACCACTGCTGGTGAGTATTCTGGATCAGGAGATGTTGCCGTTGGTTCCGTTATGATGGCAACCAAATACCGTTCCACTGATAAACCATTTACCAGCAAGCTCGAATTATTGAATGAATTTTTCTCCACCTCTTCCAAGGTGGCGGATAGTTCCGCTCATGCCATTGAATGTGCCCCGAATCAGACCGTTTTAGGTTCCAGATAC